GAAGGGATGAAGAAGTGGGAAATGTTGGCGCAAATTCGCCAGTATTCTCCCTCTTTTGATCTCTGTGCTCAGTTAATCGGATGTGGTTATCCTCGTGATTGGGTGGACGAGCTTTTAGTCGTTCCCCCCGCTCCTTCCCACCGTCATAATGTGGAAGTGGGAGCGCAAGATCGTAGAGGTGATCTTTTGGGTCCTGTTCGTAATGTGACCCCGAGGTATAATAACCAATTTTGGCGTTTGAATGCTGATCCTAAGACTCCGCGTGTGTGTAAACCGTTGGAGTATGATCGTAAGAGTTTTAAAGCGTGGGTGCTTGGTGAAGTTGCAGTCTTGCAGCGAAACTTTACCCATAAGACTCAGTACGTGACTGGAAACGAAGCATGTAAGGCTCTTTTCTTTTCGACGTCGTTAAAAGCGTCGAAGAGAGAGACCGAACGCATGTTAGTGCTAGCGACTGTATTTGTCGCGGATTACACTGTTCGTAATAGTGTAATTCCGCGTGTCCTGACTTTAGAGTCAGGTGGTCGCATTGATAAGGTGATTCGTTTGCGTAGTTTACGCATAGATACGACTGTGTTTGTTGACACAGCGGGTTGGATGCAGACCGAGCAGGTCCTAGTCCGTCATAAACCGCTTTTCCGAGCTGGATTAGCATATCTTGGTGGAGACCCGATCATTGATAAAGAGCGATTGCAAGCTCAGTTAGATAAGGTGTTTCTTGGAAAAGGCGAGACTGTTGTGGTCGAGCATCAAGGAGCTGTACCTGCATTTCAGGTTGTAGTTTCTAATGTTCCCGTGAAAGAAGAGTATATTTTTCCGTTTTCTGAGGTGGATGATGTCCACTGGACTCAGGCTTTCGAGACGCGTGATGATGTCTGGAGAGATATCGAACGTCTGGAAGCTGGTCATCAGAAGTTTTGTAGCGAATGTACAATTCTTGTTGAGTACCAGGGTCAGACCCAATCCCAGCCGTGGAAGATTGCTCATGAGCATAGTCTTTCACTTCCTGGCGTCTCTGCTGATACTAATTTAGTTGAAGCTGTGACTGAGATTGCTGGGACGGTTGGACGTCCTTATATTCGATTAACTGTTCAGATTGGTTCTTTTCTCACTGCGGTGTATGCAGCTGAGAATTGGACATCCCTCCTTGCGGCTATTGCCCAGTTTTGTTCTGGGAATGAGGCCGTGTGGGAGATGATTAAGAATAAGTTTGGTTTTCTGAATGGAAGTCAGGTTACCGTGCCGCAGGGTGCTGGTGATTGGCTTAATTCACTGTACCATTCTGCTCGAGATCTATGGAATACCTTGGCCGATACGCTTATCACTTCAACAGTGGTAGTATTTCTCCAAGGTATGATGTCTGATATGTCTGAGATGATGCGTAGTGTTTTGCGCGATTTGGTAGGCTCCACTCGTGTTGCGATGTTTCGCAAG